AGTCTTCAATTGTCACTGCTATGTCTAGCTTAAAGCGCTGACGTACACGCTCCTCTGATACAGGTGTGCCTACTGGCTGACCGTATTCTGGGTCTTGCTCCTTAACCAATGCTCCCACACCAAACGTGGGCAGGCCAAGATGATCCAAATATATCTCGTACTTGCATCCTTCATCGTCTGCAAGCTCTTCGCGTAATTGATCTATGTTCATGGTTGTCCTAACAGCCCTGCTGTTGCCCCTTGTATGCCAAGCGCTTGCGCTACCGCAGGGTTTGTTGCGGCTTGCTGACGTATGCTTCCTGCTGGCTGTTGCGGTGATGATACGTTTGCGGCAGACAGCCCAGACGCAGGGACTGGCCCTGTCATTTGACTCTGAATACCGGACAATTGTTCGCCTATGCCGGAGCTTTGCATCATAGAGCCAATTTGACTTTCTGCTTCCGCTATGCCCTCTTGCGCTATTTGCGGCGGAGTTTGTATGGATGCGTTTGTAAACGCTTGAGACATCAATCTGCCAAGCGTTCTGGAGCGCTGATCAGGAGACTCACCTACAATTTGTTTCTTATATTGTTTTAAAATGTCGTCATAGTATCCGCCAGATGAAAGAACCTTGCCGATAATAGTAAACCTAACAAGCTTACCCAAGTTCTGTAGCGGACTTGCCGCTATGTTTGCGGCAACCAAGTCACCACCAGCCGTTGTTCTAGCATTGAACTCTAGTATTCTGGCAAACTTAGCCATGTCTTCGCCAGTTTCTTTGCCAAATATTGCGGTTAGTTTTCCGCCTTCGTTTGCGTCAAGAAGACGTTTTGCAAACGCCCCTAAAGCTTTGCCATCTGTTGTAAGTGTATCGCCAAAATCAGCGATAAGCTTTTCCATATAGTTGCCCTGTATTTTTGCTAGGGCATCTGGGTCATCGGCAAAGCTTTTTACTATTTTTTCTATGTCTGAAGCTTTTGTAGATCTATGCGCTATCAACTCAGCGGCTTCAATTTCATTTAATTGACCTGAAGACAGTTTTTTGAAAGCCGAACTTTTGTTCGCTTCAAATATTTCTTTTTGTGCGTTCACCAGTCTTTGCATTTGACCAACAAGACCTTCAGGTGCGCCCTCTTTAAATATCTGATCAACAGTAGACTGCTTCATATTAGACAAAGAAGTTTTGTCAATTTGATTAGCTAATTGTCGTATCTTGTTGGCATCCGCGCCAAACAATGTATCAGCCGTCCTGCCAAGATCTTTTACAGCTTTAGCAAAGGCTGCGCCCTTGAATGTTTCTGGGGCATAATTGTCAAGCGAACTTATGCCAGACTTGTTCAGCGTGTCACGCAACCACTCCCCAGCAAGCTTTTGCCGAAATTGTTCTGCTGATGCGTTGGCTTGTCTGCCAGTACCGCCAGCCGAAAACTTAACAGCTTTTAGTGTGCGCTCAAGAACCTCCGGTTTATCGTTCTTAATTATTTTTTCCATACGGACATCATCAATGCCCAAGCTTTGTCCAGCGTTAGTTTTTTCACGCAGCCTCTTAATTACACCAGCGCTTTCTAACTCATCAAATATCGTAGCTCCACGCTTGTACTGACCTCTTGCTGTGTCAAGACGCTCGGACGCTTTACGCAATACGTCAAATTCTTCTCTGCTAAATCCTCTGCCTGCTGTTCTGGCTATATCATCTATGTTGCCAATAGTTAGCTGTTTGTCCAACTCTTGAATCATATCAGATATGTAACGAGCTTCCGTTCCTTTGGCTCTCGCTAGTATGTCATTTAGAGTTTTTCTTGTTGTGTAGATCTGCTGAAAAGAATCAGTGTTCTTTAATGTGCTAACTGCTTTGATCGCAGAATCAAGCTCCTTCATGGTGCCGCCAGAGATGCCAGAAGCTTGCAACTCTTTTGCTGTTGCCGCCAATTGTTTTGCTCTGCCTACAGGAATAATCTTTGATGTGCCAATGCTTGATTCAAGAGCATCATCTATTGGCTTGAACAAAAGATTCATTTGATCATCAAACGCCTTTTGTGCGCTAGACAAGATGTCAAAAGTCTCTTTTTCAAGTGACAAGTTTTTTTCTGTCGCCGCTCCAATATTTTTTGCAAGATCATCCAAAGTTTGGATAATTGACTCTTGAGCTTCACGCTCAAGACCCTTTAATCTACTGGCTTCTCTGCCAGTTGCGTTCATAAGTATAGAGCCTACTTCCTCATCCGTTCCCTGCCCTACAGCGGCGCGGAGTTGTGCAAGCTTATCTTGCATAACCTCGTTGTTGTTCTTTAAACGCTGAGATGTGCCGAACATCTTTTCAGATATTCCCTGCTGTCTAGCAACAAGTGCTGGTGCTTTTACAGCGCCTAGAGTGGGCGTCATACCCATCTCCAGTGACTCACCAGCTACTTTAAGCTCTTCATCAGTAAGCCCCTTGCCGGGCTTTATAGAGCCTTTAACACCCTTTATGCCAAGCCCTAACAAGCCAAAGGTAGCATCAGCCAAAAAGCCTATAGTAGCTTCCTTGCCGACATCTTCCAGAACTTCAGCGTCCGACTGTGTTTGAGTTCCACGAACAGCTTCAAACACTTCTTCAGCGGCCTGACCTCCACCAGCACCAAATCCAGCACCTAAAGCTGCACCAAGAATCGGGATGGGTATAAGTGCCTGACCAGTTATGGCACCGCCAATAGCACCAATGACTTCTGGTGCTATACCAGCTAAATCCGATATGTCATTACGGCTAAAGCCCTCTTCGTCAATAAGCGTTAGCTTTTCTGTGTCAACGCCAAGCTTCTTAGCGCCTGCTGGGGTTACGGCTAAACGACCTCGATTGTCACGAGCAAAGTCTGTTTGCTCTAATCCATACTTTTGAAGCACAGCGACTTGTTCATCGTCTGTCTCTGCCATTGACAGTTCAGCGCGGAGGCCAGCATTTTGAATACCTGATTCTGTGTCAATGTCTTCTGATGCAAAGCCTTGGAAAACGCTTGGCTTTGGCCCTGTTTTAGCAACTATGTCTTCAAAAGAATTTCTTCTGTAAGAAGGTATATTGCCGCCAGAAATATTAGCAATTAATTCACTAACATCTTCTGAGTTTGATTCAATAGATTTTCTTGCCTGCAACTCCATGCGAGGAGAGAGGCTTCCAGATTCAATCGCTTTGCGAATTTGTAACTCTTCAGAGGGTTGCATTATGCGCCAACTCCTTGAGACTTTCTAAGTCTTTCCAACTCAGCTCTATCGTCTTCGTTTAAAGGAGCGCTGTTTTGTCTTGAAGTATCATAAGGGCCAATATTTATTCCTTTTTCAGAAAGACTTCTATACCCAGTGTCAAGATTTCTTCTACCCTTAGTAATAACCATTTCATAAACTTGATTTATTCTGTTTAACAATTCATCTTCGTCAGCGCCCATAATTGAGTCAATGTCTCCAACAATTTGTTTAACTAAGGCTCTATCAGCATCAGAAATAGTTTTTCCTGCTTCTCCTAAAATGTCTTTTGTGTTTTTAACAGCCATTTTTTTCAAAATGTATTGCGCTTTTTGCAAGCTAGTAGTTCCTTGCCCAACTCCAACCCCGAATCTTTTTCCAAAAGAAGTCGCAGTGCTAAGAAGAGCGTCTCCGGTTGTCACGCCGCTCTGAACAAGACGGGTAAGTTCCGCAAACTCTTCTTCTTGTGCATTTAGTTCTCTTTCTGCTGATTCAAAGCGCCCCTCTAAAACGCCTATTTCTTCTTTAACGAGATCGGGCCTCTTTTCTCCTTTGTAATTTCCATCAGCAACTTGAACATTAACAGTAAAGAAATCACTGGCACCTTCAAAAAGAGGCGTTTTCTGCAAGGTTGTTAAATAAGGTTTTCCAAGATCAGTTGGTTTTGCCGCTTCTGTTATGATTTCAAGATAATTATCCGCTGGTATAAGCTCATAGCCACTGTTACTACTGATAAAAGAGTTTAACTCTTGACCATTAAGGCGAACAGATTGAGCTTTGCCTAAGTTTTGCAAAATAGCAGAATCTCCGCCCTCTCCTTTTGGAATGGCGTAATAATGAGTCCTGTTCAGAGCCGCCGCTTCATCTTTATCCTTGCGAGTAATGGCAAATTCAGCCGCCTTGATTCTAGTTGTCTTAGCCTCTTTACGAGCCGCCGCCAATGCTGGCATAGCCTTCTCGCCAGCAGAACCAACTTCGGAAAGCATTTGACCTACGTTAAATCCTTTGCCAGCTTTGTTCTGCATAAGAGCCAGCCCAAAAGCCATCAGAGCCTGACTGTTGTCTGGTTGACCGGAAATATCAAGACCTGTTAAGTCAGCAAACTCTTTCATGTAGTCATCGTAATCTTTCGGCTTTGCGTCTGGCCTAACCTGCTTTAGCACATCGTCAAGAGCTTGTACCGTAGATTGTTTGATCTCTGTGTCTGCGCCCTTTACATTAGACGTACTGGGTTTAGTTGCCGTTCCTAAAGCAACGTCTTCTTCGCCACCATCATCAAGAGTTGGTTGCATATCTATTGTTACATCACCATCATCTTCAGCGCTTGCCGCAGTTATAGCCTGCTCTATTTCTTCTCTGGCACTTGGCGCACCGCCAACAAAATCAGGAACGCCCATGCCTGGCTGTGTTATGTCACCAAAAACACCTGTCTCTTCTGTGATGTCTTGAGCATCTCTAATCTGACTCCTGATAGCGGCGTCTTGATCTACATCAGTTAAGGTTTGTTGATAGCTAGGCCCACCGACAACTGTTCTAGGTTCAGCAACGCTAAAGCCTGTACCCAACTGACCTTGTTGCATTCTTGTTTGATCATCAAAAACATCAGCTAATCTGCCGATTCTTTTGTCGTATCCAGTTTGGCTTTCTGTTCCAAGCATTCGACCATATGCAAACGGAATTTCCCCTACAACTTCGGCTGATCTTCTTAGACCTTCTGCCCCAGCAAGTCCGAGGTTGCCCAATCCTTGCAACAATTCCCCGCCAATTGTTGACCTGTCTCCAGTCATGGGAGAAAGAGGAGGTATGCCTAAATTAGAAGTTCTTCCCATAAGGGCGTCATTAACAGGAGAAAAGGCGGCGGCTATCCCACCTTGACGCGGGTTTACTGCTGCAACTTTTTCAAAGGATGTTTTTGGTCGTAAATTAAAGTCTCTTGGCAATGAATCTTCTGCTAGTGGATTACTAAGCGCCGAAAGCCTTGCCAGAATACCTTGAATATCCATAAGTTACCCCTATAAGCTTGTTGCGCCAGTTGGCTTTATACCTTGCAGAGCTGTGTATGCGCCCACACCAGATAGGAATGGGTTGGCGTCTGGAGTTGTGGCAGATTTAAATGTACTTGACAAGCCAGAGCTTGGGATGCCCTTGAGCAATGATTGACCAATTTCCATACGGGTGAACGGTTCTTGCACAGCCTGCAACTGATTTTGGCGATCCGCTTCCAACAATTGACTCTGGTATGTTCTGCCAATATCGCCAAGCTGTGTAAGCATGCCAAGATCAGCGCGGCCTAATTCTGACTGCACACGACCAATATCTGCCGTAGTTCCTGCTAATGAACCATATGCCTGACCAAGACCGCCCATAAGCTGACCAGCTTTTTGGGATGATGTAATAGCGTCTTGGAAACCCTTGCGCTGCGCCTCACCAATCGCAGCAAGTCTACGACCTTCTGTTTCAGCTTCTTGAACACCATAGCGTGAACCGCCAAAAGCGCCTCCCTGAACGGCTTGAGCGGCATTTTTCTGACCAGCCATGTCAGCTTGACGATTTATTTCATCTGTAACAAATGACTGATAAGGGTTCATAAACATTGATGCGCCAATCATAGGATTGAGCATGCCAAGACCCTGTTGCAGCGCACCAGCGCCAGCTAGTGATTGCATGCCTGCGCCCATAGTGAACGGCGCATATGAACCAACCATAGAAGGAGCAACGCCTAATGCCATCTGTTGCAATGGATCGAGTCCAGCTACCTGATACTGTGGCAGGCCAAGAGGCTTATCTAATAAGCCCGGGCTAGTTTGTTTGTCTTTTTTAAACTCACCAAATGCGGTGCCAAGAAGTCTTTTTTCCAGACCTTCAAGGTACGGAGAAAGACGTTGGATATTTTCTACGGTTTGTGTAGCCATTACGCCATACCTTCAAATTGATCCATTAAATTATACATTTTGTTAATACCTTGGCGTAAATCACCGCCTCCAGCGCCCTTTACAGCGTCACGAGTCATTACGAACTCGCCAGCCATGAGCATGGCTGGCACATCGTCTGCGCGACCAGAACCCTCGTTAGGGTCGATTCCACCGTTGCGACGAGGGAAGTAAGCCTCTCCACCATCGGCATAGTTTATACCGCCAAGCTGACCGCCCGGACCACCAGCGCCATACGGACGCCGCTCAAAAGAACCTCTGTTATCTTCTTCTTCTTCGTCATCGCCAAAGTATTTGTCTACGGCTGTTGACGCAAGGCCAGCAAGTATACCCTCGCCCACTTGTGTATTTAACAACTTGTACAGAAGGTTTTCCTGCCCCGGATCACCGCCCATGCCAATACCTTTCAACAATTCTGCTGAAAAAGTTTTGGCTGGTATGCCTGCTGTTGAGCCACCGCCTGCTCCAGCGGCTGCGGCTCTTGCCGCTTGAGCTGCCGCCTTTGGACTCATAGTTTGCCCACCAATGTTTGCCATTGGTGTTAAACCAGAAGAAACTGGAGTCATTCCC